TTGTTCATAGCCATCCAATAACACTTCCAGATCCAAGTGAAGCAGATAAAATTGGTTGTGAACAAAGTAAACTACCTTGGTATATTGTTAACCCTAGAACTGAGCAGTGGGGTGAGTGTATTCCAAATGGTTACGTTCCAGATATTTTAGGACGGCAGTGGGTTTGGGGTGTTACTGATTGCTGGAGTTTAGTAGTGGACTGGTATAAAAAAGAAAAGAACATTGTTTTAAAAGATTATAAAAGAAGTATGACTCCTGAAGAATTTTTAGAAAATCCTTTGTTTGAAGATTATGCGTGGCGAACAGGTTTTAGAGAACTTAGAAATGATGAACAATTACAGCCTGGAGATGTATTGTTAATGTCAATAATGTATCCAACTTTAAATCATGTAGCTATTTTTTTGGGAGATATGGTTTTACATCATTTAGCAGGTAGACTATCTTGTAGAGAACCATATTCTGAGTGGTTGTTAAAATGTACTGGTAAGAGGTATCGTTATGCTCAGAAAAGTTAAACTATACGGAGAGTTAGCTGAATTTGTAGGTCATAAGGAATTTGATGCTGTAATAAATTCTACTGCTGATGCAATACGTTTTCTTATAAGTAACTTTCCACAGTTAGAAGCACACATGAATAAAAGATATTACAAAGTTCTAGTTGATACTTATGACATTGATGAAACCGAATTACACAATCCTATTGGGCAATCAGATATTAGTATTGTTCCTGTTATTACTGGTGCTGGCGGTAGGGGTTTAGGAAAAATATTATTAGGAGCAGTTTTAATTGGAGGAGCTTTTGTTTTTGGTGGATTACAATTTGGAGGAAGTTTTAAAGCATTTGGAGCGAATTTAGCAGCAGCAGGGCCGATGACAAAAGCAGCTTTTTATCTTGGTTCATATTTAGTATTACAAGGGGTATCTGAAATGTTATTTCCATTACCTAAATTTGAACAAGATGAAGAAGATCCTAGAGTATCATTTAATTTTTCTGGTGTGCAAAACACATCAAGGGCTGGCACTTCTCATCCAATAGTTTATGGTGAAATTGTAACAGGATCAGTTGTAATTTCTGCTGGAGTTGACACTAATCAGGTACAAGCATGACAGATAAAATTATTAAAGGTTCTGGTGGATTCTTTGCTCCTCCTAGACCACCAAAACCAACAAGAACACCTGATACTCTAAACAGTAGACAGTTCGCTTCTGTTCAGGATTTATTATCTGAGGGAGAGATCGAAGGTTTTGCAACTCCATCAAAAAAAAGTATTAATCAGGAACCTGCTTATGGTAATGCAGCGAAACAAGATATATTTTTAGACGATACTTCCATTCTTCGTTCAGATGTTACAGACTACGCAAATCCTCAAGCAGCAGATTTTAATTTTCAAAATGTAGAATTAAGAGCACGTTTTGGAACAGCAAATCAATCTCATATTCCTGGAATACAACAATCACAAACTATTTTAAATGGTTTTACTTCTCCTGTTCTATGTTCTAAAGATAATGGTGGTGTTACAAGATCTTTACCCACAGGAAGAGATGCTGTAAAAGTAACTGTTACTTTTCCGCAGATCCAAGAAGCAACCGATAAGGGTGATTTACTAGGGTCATCAGTTGAGTTGACAATTTCTTTAAGAGTAGACAATCAAACAAGTTTTACTGAAAAGATAAGAGACACTATAACTGGTAGAACTGCCGATGCTTATTCAAAAGAGTATAGGGTTGAGTTACCCGATGGCTATACTTCAGCAGATGTAAAAATAGAAAGAGTAACAGATGACAGAGATACTGGAGGTCAAATTCAAGATAGTTTTAATGTAAGCCTTATTCAATTATTAATTGACGATAAACAAACATATCCGAATAGTGCATATACACATTTAAGATTAGATTCTGAACAGTTTAGTTCTATACCAAAAAGAGCTTTTCGTATTCGTGGTATAAAAGTAAGAATACCAGGTGCAGGTGCAAATAATTCTGGTACTCCTACAGTCGATATTCAAACAGGAAGAATTATTTATCCAGAAAATTATATTTTTAATGGAACAATGGGTGCTGCTGTTTGGTGTTCATGCCCTGCAATGATACTCCTTGATTTATTAACCACAGAAAGATACGGATTTGGAACGCATATTTCAGACAGCAATTTAGATCTATACAGTTTTGTATCAGCTAGTAGATACGCAAATGAATTGGTAGATGATGGGATAACAGATGGAGGAAAAGAGGCTAGATTTAGTTGCAATGTTAATCTGCAAGGATCTATGGAGGCATATCAGTTAATAAATGAATTAGCTGGTGTTATGAGATGTTTTCCTATATGGTCAGAAGGATCTGTACATCTTACACAAGACAGTCCAGCAGACCCTAGTTTTCTATTTAGCTTGGCAAATGTAGGTGAAGGTGGTTTTTCATATTCAGGTAGCAGCTTAAAACAAAGACACAGTATTATTGCTGTTAGCTATTTCAATATGGATAGTAGAGAAATAGATTACGAAATTGTTGGAGATGATGTAGATGGGCCAGATGCTTTACAAGAAGATATTGACCGACAAGCTAAATTAGGAATCGTAAAGAAAGATATAAAAGCTTTTGCCTGTACATCTAGGGGTCAAGCACGAAGATTAGGAAAAGCTGTACTGCTAAGTGAAGAATCAGAAACGGAAGTTGTTACTTTCACAACTTCTATTGATGCTGGAGCTATTGTAAGACCTGGAAGTGTAATCGCTATCAACGACCCAGTAAAACACGGACAAAGAAGAAGTGGTCGTATAAAGTCAGTAAGTACAAATAGTTCTCAAACCCTAAATCAAACTGCAACCGCAACCGAAATTACAGTAGATAATGTACAAGATTTACATACTTTTGAAGGTTCAAATAAAAGGTGCTTTGTTGTATTACCCGATGGAAGCGTTGAGTCTGGAGATGTTATAGATGATTCTATTAATCCAGTCATATCTATTAACAACATAACAAGAGCAGATAAAACAACAGGTAATGCAACATTTACAACAACCCCAAATGTAAACTCTATATGGTTAATAGAAAGTGATGGAGATGGTGAAAACGCTCAAACATTTAGAGTAATAAGTGTTGAAGAGCAAGACGGTATTAATTATGCAATAACAGCTTTATTACATAGACCAGAAAAATATGCAGCTATAGACTCAATGGGAGGTGTAACTTTACCTCCAAGGAACATATCTGTATTAAATAGACCTAAAGAGCCACCATCAAATTTACAAGTATTAGAACAAGTTGTTGTAATAAACAATTTAGCCGTTAATAGATTAATTTTATCTTGGAAATCCGTTACAGGAGTAAGTCAATACTTAGTCCAGTACAGATTTAACAGTACAAATTGGGTAAGTGAAATTGTATTTAGACCTGACTTTGAGATTATTAATGCAGACGCAGGTTCTTATGAATTTAAAGTTTTTTCTTTTAATGCTGCACTAAAATTATCAACACTTTCTTCTGATCTTACTTTCCAAGCACTAGGTAAGACTGCACCTCCAGGAGATGTTCAGAACTTAACGATGGAACCAATTACAAATAAGTTGGTTAGGCTAAGATGGACTGAATCTGTAGATGCTGATGTTATACATGGAGGCAAAGTTTATGTTAGACACTCTAATAAACAAGACGGATCTGGCACGTTCCAGAACTCTGTTGATTTAATTGAAGCATTAGCTGGTAATACAACCGATGCAGTAGTTCCAGCCTTAGAAGGAGAGTATATTCTTAAGTTTAGAGATGACCAAGGTAATTTTAGTCTTGGAGAAACCAGTGTCATTGTAGATCTACCTGATCTAATTGATGCTCAACAAATACTGTCTGATAGAGAAGATATTGGAGATAGTAGTGCTGCTGCTTTTTCTGGTAGTAAAACCAATGTTTCTGTTGTGGGTGATGCTTTACAGTTAACGAATCCAGCAACAAATTTAACAGGAACATACGACTTTGCCACAGTATTAGATTGTGAAGCTGTTTTTTCGTTAAATTTAAAAAGACTTATACAAGTTATTGGTTTTGCTGAAGGTGGACAGACTATAACTGCTACCTATGTAAGAACTACAGCTACTATTTCTGGTCAAACTCAAACAGTTATAGAAATAACAAGTAATAGTCATGGAAGGAGTGTTGGAAATTACGTTGATTTTGTTGCTTTAACTGGAGGTGCAACTAACGGTGTGTTTGAAATAAAAGCTGTTACTACTAACACTTTTCAATTTTTAGCTACTGGTAGTGCAATTTCAACTTCTAATTGCACTTTTGCTTTTGTCAATACAATAGATCAATTAATACCTGCTGGAAGTTTCTGGGATGACTATGCTCCTAATGGTAATTTTGATGGTCCTCAGATTAACGATACAAACGCTGCAATAAGCGTAAGTACAACAAATGATGATCCGTCCTCTAATACTGCTACATTTACACCTTTTAATGATTTTGCGAATGGAACTTACAAAGCTAGGGGTTTTAAATTTAGAGTAACTTTAGAGTCAGAAAACCCTGCACATAATTTATCTATTCAGCAGCTTGGAATCGTTGCTGATTTTGAATCAAGAACTGAAAGAAGCTACATACCAACAGGTAGCAACACTCCGTCAAATGCTCCCCTAGATCACACATCAAGCATGGCTAACGGACTAGATGTAACCTTCGCCAATCCATTCTTTGTTGGAACGGCTAATTTAGGAGGTCTTAGAGCATTTAAACCTGCATTAGGAATTACTATTATGGATGCTGCTGGTGGAGAATATTTCACTATAAAAACAGATTCTAATGGTGATTTCTTAAATGCAGCAGGAAATATTGTCACTGGTACGGGGTTTAATATAAGCATAAAAGATAGTAATGATAATCCAGTTAATAAGAAATTTAATTTTCAGGCTGTCGGTTACGGTAAAGGGGTGTAATATAGAGAAAAGCATTTTTTAGATGTCACAAGTAAATAATAAAAATATAGATAATGCTTCTGGTCAGGTTGTAAGAACTGATATACAAAATAGTCTTAAGGCTGTTGCGTCTAATAATTTCGGCCAGAGAGCATCTGGTGGTACTGTTCTTCCTTGTGAATTTCTTGCAGATGATACAACTAATAAATTATTAATGAGATCAACTAGCGGAGGAGATCAAGCTGATCCAGCATCTTCTTCAGCAGCTACATTTTTTGAAGTAGGAGATTTAGATACAGCTAATTTAGGTTTACTTCCAAAAACAGGCGGTACTTTGACAGGTGATCTTTTAGGACATGATGATCCGTCCTCTCTTACTCCTGCGTATTCATTT